CTTGTAGGCTCTCCTTGAACCTCTTCAACATTTTCTTCCATCATCCCTGTTGGTGTTTCTTCAATCATGGATTCATCTTCTACGAGTTCCCCACCTTGATAACCGGCTCTTTGAGGTTGTCCCTGAGCCATTGGGCCTTGACCTTGAGCCTGTTGTAAGACTGCCATTTTAAATTGTTGGTAAGACATCGTACCACCTTGGTTACGATACTTTTGATATTCCATTTTTAACATTTGTTCAGCTTGCGCTTGCGCTGGTTGACCACCATTAGCTAAGCCAATGATTCCTCCGTCTTTTCTAGGAGTGTACCAATTTGATTGAACAGAAGCTTCAGGAGGTAAAAACATTAAACTGGGATGTCTGTCTCTTGCTTGTTGTCTAATGTCAAGGATACTTGAAGGAGTAACATTCCATGGAAGTCCTTCTTCCTCGTCCTCTTCTTTTCCTGCAAAAAAAGGCGCTGCTATTCCCGTTACACCTAAACCTAACATTGCTGATTTGCCTGGATTACCTTTAATCCAATTCCATAGTCCACCGGATCTAGTACCCATAGTTTTTCCAGCTACTACATCAGGTCTTCCTAAGAATTTGCTGGCACCCCAGCCACCTAATTTAGATAGACCAGCTTTCATAGCTGAAGGAGCAAATCTTCCCCAGCCTACACCGCCGCCTAAGGAACCTAGTCCAAATGCCCCTAAGCCACCTATTAAAGCGGCTTTTCCGAATGGACTTTTAACTACTTTCTTTACTGCCTTTTTAATTTTCTTGAAGATACCATACTGTTTAACGCCTGGTTCAACTAGACCCCCTGGTTTACCTACGATCTTTTCATCGGGTGCCAAGGATCCTATACCATGCTGTCTATGTGGTTTTGTCATAATTTTGCCTAAATTTTGAACCTACTTTGTTTTACCAAATAAATCAAGCTTTGGCATCAGGACATGGACATCTCTTCTGATGTCTTTTTCGTCAATTCCTTTAGCTTTCCACTCTTCTTCGGTTTTATAAATCTCTTTTGTTTTTAAATTACTGATCGTTGTCGTCACTTTAGCTGGTTTAAGTTCCATTATACTGTAACCTCCTTTTTAATATTTAAATAAGTGATTCCAATGGTGGTAGAATCACTTGAACTCATAGTGACCTTTAATAGTTTGGCTCCCTCTACCACTAAGGGCAGTGTTAATATCTCTGTGCTGGCATTAGCTACCAGGGTTTGAGTATTAATAATATTAAAAGTGTTATTTTTAATCGTGATAGTAGGTGTATTACCTGTGTTATTAGTGACACGAAAAGACTTAATAATATAAGTTTCACTAATTAAAGGAAGAGTACCAGCTGGATCAAACATTGTTGTTTCATCCGTGGTTGTTAAAGTTACTCCATAAAATTTGTATTCATTAATGACTGCCATTATTCTAAAAAGAAACTTCTCGCTTCTATCTCCTGTTTAACTTCTTCTTGAAAAGAAGTATTAAGTTTATTAATGACAGCGTCTAAGTCTCTAATTAAGGCTTGTAAATTTTTTTGATCGTAATCCTTACTTGCTCTTGTTAATGCTTGAGTAATTTTTGCCATTATACAAGACTCGCTAATCCTTCTTCACTGAAAGAGTCTCCTTCTCCTTCTGCTATTTGACCGAATTCTTCTGAAGCTATTTGATAAGCTTCCTGCCAAGACATACCTTCATCCATTAATTCTTGTATTCTCATTTCGAAAGGACTCGTTTCAGCCATCTCACTATGAGGAACTCCTTGATCTTGCATAAACTCTAATGTGTTTTCATCTTCGAATTCTTCGTCTCCTTGATATCCACCAGGATTAACAACTCTTCCTCTGTTGTATCCAATTCTTCCGCCTTGAGCTGCTCCATGATGGCCTCTTACCTGACCACTAGTAGGATCTGCTTTACCAGTGAACCCACCTCGTGTAGAGTATCCTGAACTGGTCCAACCGCCAGTATCCCTAGTTGTATCTCCAGTAGTAATATTGGATGGTGCTTCAATTTTCTTTTTATTTTCAGCTAGTTTAGCTGCTAATTGTGCGTTGTAGTCGTCAAGTTGTTTTTGAAAAGTTTTTCTTCTCTCATATAATGTAGTAGTTCTTAATCTTTCTTTAGCCTTTAGATCACCCAGTGCAGCAGCTTCTTCCCAATCAGCTATAGTTTTATCAATCCTATCAATTCTTTTTTGTCCTCCCACTTCTAATCCCTTATCTGACATATAAGATACATTCTTACCAGCAAATAAATCCCTAGTTGGATTACCAGCAACTTGCCCCGTACCTACTGTATTAAAATACCCACGATTAAATGCTTCTTGTGGATTGTCTTTAAAATTACCGAGTATTCTTCCCACCATAGTATTGTTAAATATACTTTGTAGTATTCCTGTTTTTTCTGGAGGTGTAAATGTAGAACTTACGTCCGCTGTTCCAAATCCTTTATGAATATTTCGTTGTCCGGGAAAAAGACCTCTATAAGCATTATTGCTAGTCATGAGTCCTCTAGCATCAGCGAATTGATTACCCATTCCAGTATTTGGAATACCAAAATTCTGGTTCATACTTATTCCAAATGTACTTCCATAGTTATTAGGATTCTGTGATGGGACTAGTCTTGTAGTGCTTTTATCGATATTTTCGTACCATTGATTTCCGTCGTCTATACTTGTATCTAAATTTTGATTTATAAGTGTTGGGTTATATCCAATTCCTAATGCTGGCATTATCTCCTCCCGTCTGGTTGTATGTCCAGTCTAAATGATCCCAGTTTCCAGTCTTGGGAAACTGCGGTGTTTTCTATTTTAAGCGCAATGCCTCTAGCACGTGCGCGTGTATCTACTTTATCAGTGGAACTTGTGATTGTAAAGGGTCCTAATGAAGAACCCGCTGCTGCATCATTGGGATAATTTCTCAGCATTAAAGTGATCCGAGTGTCTCCGGTCTGGGTAATAAAGTCAGGTAGAAATCTTTTAATCTTCATTAGATATTCCCCATCTCCTCTGAGATCTGGAGACCCTAAAAGCTGTCCTTGTGCTGCACGTTTTTGTGTAATATCAAAATCTCCTGATGTAATTTGAGCTAAGACAGCGGTTACTGCTCCACCTGCATTAACTTGATCGGTCCCTGTTTCATGTTCATAGTAGATAGTAATTCCATCCGTATTGCCTACTACATCAAATGAAACATCATCAGCATTGTCATAATAACAAGCATGAGGTTTATCAAAGATGGAAGAATCTTCCCAGGCCGTTCTTGGCAAAGAACCAGTATACCATATCGGTTTTTTGAGCATGACAGATTCTAGATAGTTATAAGTAACTACTCGATCCACTACATTCGAACCTGAACTACAGTAAAACCAGCTCACTTCTCCAAATAGATTATTCAAACCACAATTAACAAGGTTCCTTGAAGTACTATTCAGATCATCAAAAACATAATCTTCAACAAGGCATGGCATCGATTGAAGCTGACCTGCGTATTGAAAGAATCCATTTTCTGACATCCAGAAAGCGGTACCATCCACTTCCATGCAGGCATTCTTACCAATGAGTCCACAGTTCGTTCCGACTTGTTCAAAAGAAAAGGTAAAGGGCTGACCGACAAAACGCATCAAAAAGATGGCTGAATCTGTCCAAATGTAAATAGCATCTCGACCTCGAATAGCGCCCATGATTTTAGAACCATTGGCTAGTCGTTGAGTTCCTGCCGTATTCGTTGCGGAAGGAGTATACTCGCTAGTGCTTTCCTGATCCGAGAATCTTATAAACATATCATCTTGAGTACTTGATGTACCAATCGTTGTTTCAGTTCCTAAAAAAATTAAGTGCCGATCTACGGGAGATACTAACATATGTCTTGAAGCTGTTGGTGCACCCGCAAGAACTGTGGCTCTAGTTCCAGTCGGATTAGCAACGGTTGAGTCCCATGAAAAACATTTACTATTATAAATTAAAGCAATGAGAGTAGTACCATAGTTATCTAAAATCCACATGCCAGGTTCCAAGGTTACGTCTTCTGTAGAAGATTGGCCCCAGCCAACGTAATCTGAAATGTTAGTAACAGTTACACCCGCTGTATGTCCAGCTAGAGTAGTTCCATTTTGAGCACGGGCACCACCACTTAAAGTTCCTGTGACTATATCATTGGCTGTAAAAGTAATATCCTCGGTCCCTATTCTAATTGTTCCTGAAGTAGGAAAGGCTGCCGAACTGGTTAAGACTACAGTTGTAACTGACACATCGGACGCAATTGTTGTTGCTAAAGTTGTTGTTGCTGGACCGGAAGCAGTTCCTGACCATTGACCAGTACCATAACCAAATCCGCCCAGTTCCTGAGCCGGACCGACGGTGTAATAAGTTTGAGCTCGTGCGCTTCCTACATTAGTTGTGGTTCCTGATGCAGCAGAGCCCATGGTAATTGTAATACTTGTTGCTGTAGGAATGGATGTTGCCATGAATTTCTTATCTTCAAAATCTGCATCGGAGTACCCTGAGCCCGGAGGCGCGGTAACATTATCCAGTAAAACAATGTCATCTTCTGACATACCATGCACAGAAGGAAAAGTTATAGTAACTGTTGTTGTCGCATCTGTAGAAAAATCACAGCCTGCAATTGTTTTGTCAATGGGATGAATGTCATAATATTGTCCACTTGAATAGACATATAAAATTCTGTTTGTTCCTATAGCCGCATATCTAATTCCCGCATTGTCATCAAAATGGTGAAGGGCTCGTGCTGCCCCGGTTAAATTATCAGCGCCTAATTGGTCCCATCCTCCTATTTTTTCAGGGGTTCCATATCGAAAACGAACATAGTCTCCTCCTGTCCACTGCCCTTCGGCACCAGTAGGTGTGACTTGTTTATTAAATCCGGGTAGAAAATTTACCTTTTGTAGCATATGACGCCTTTAACATATTTTTTAAGTTTTGAGTAGGGTCACTTTACTTGACTTTTTAAGCATTATCAATACATTTGAGCTTAATGAAAGATGCAAAAGACGACATAATTAAAGACCTAGAAGAAAAGCTAGTCATGGCAGAAGATGTAAAGAGATCTGAAGTAGCATATAATAAAACTTTTAAAGAGAATAATGCTAAATTAGAACTTCATATTGAAACTCTGTTAGAAATCAATGAGAAGTTTAGACAGAAAGTATTAAAGTATAAATCTATTATTTCGAAACTAACGAAAT